AAAAAAAATTTATAAATTTATTTCAGTAACCTTAATATTTATAATACATTGATGATTGAGAATCTGGAAATTCATGAATCTACAACTAGTACTAGTTACGAAGAGGTTAGAGCTCTCAAAAACGATATATTAATTGAAGATGAAGAATTACAATATAAATTGACTGAATTGGAGGATCTGTCATCATCAACAAAGATTCATAATTTGGAAATGAAAAAGAATTATAATCTTAGGTTGCCTTGTAGATTGAACTCGCCATTGATACCATTGCCGGCTGAAATTGGAGAATTTTTGTCTGATGATAATATGGAGAAATTATCGATATTGAATGATATGTCCTATAGCCATATATATAGTCTTTACTCTTATATAAGAAAAAATAATGTGCCCTCTATACCGTTTTATTCTAAATTTAGTACAATAAGCGGTTCCTTCATTGCTTCAATGGATCTCATCTCCAAGCAATTAACCAGGCAGTTGCAAACTGAAATTCAATCCGAGAAGATAATAAGCTCAAAATTTGTATATGAAGCCGTCAACCTGGATTTTATGCATGCCATCTCAGATAGTTCTATGAAAAAGATAGATCTTATGGAATTGCCTACTATTCCATCAATTATGTATTTTATTAATAAGATAAGATTCTTGATAACCTTACATCATGATGACAAGTCATTGATCACAGAACCCTATTTTTTTCCTAATACTAGAATTTTTCTTAGGATGCATGCAAACGGTATATATGAATTGTCCGAATCATCTGATACAATGAATTGGTCTATGCTTTTAGCTGACAGGTTTAGTGTTGTTTATACAAATAAGTTAAATAGTATTGTCATATGCCCATCAACATATCTTGATTATTATCTCTCAAGGCAAGAAGTTGTATTTAACCTAGATATAATAGTATCTCAAGAAGATTACAAATATTATAGATTATTGGCAAATTATCTTAAAAGATTAGTGACTCAGTTGAGTGATCACAATAAGGTAGTTGATTTCATGAAAAATTATGAAGGATTCCTTAACATTACTGCTGATTTTTCTGCAGATAATAGAAATACTGCAGGGCCTTACTTCAGTATAATTGAAGAAATGATAGAAATATCCATAAGTTGTGACGGTGTCCAAGTAAATCTGGATGAAGTATTATCATTGTTATTTTTAAGGAATGAATCTTTAGATAAGGACTTAATTAATAAAGCAAAATATTCTATGATGCTATCCCTTTGTTTAGCGATCAGGGGTCTAAATGCTCAACAGTTGATTGAAGCTTCATCATTTCATAAGTTTTGTTTCTATGCAGAAATTGACGAAATAAAAGGAGTAGAGAAATTTATTAAGCGCACGCATACCAAGCGGAAAGTCTCTGAAAAGTCAAAGAAAGTTATGAGATGTATTTTCAATAAGACTTATATACTCTCATACTTTAGGAGATACAAAAAGATTCCGAAGATATATCCATTTATTCTTAAGACCAATGGTGATCAGGAAGAAGATGACAATGCTATAAATCAGAGGACCATTATTCAGTCAAAGATAGATATCCTAATGTCTACTAGCAATAAATATAGTCTAAATCATGTCCTGGATAAGGAATTAATCTGGTGGTATGATCTACGACCTTATAATTGCGAAGATAACTAGAATTAGGAAACCCAATAGAATATGCAAAGGATAAGAGATCCTGCAAGCCAGAAATTACACATTCATTATTAGACTCAGAGAAAGAATTAGAATCAATTATACGGGCAGAACACATATCATATCCAACCATCCCTAAATCAATAATCAACAATTTTAAAGAGCAAAAATATTACAAAGTTAATCAAGGGGTAAGTTTAGGGCCAGTAAGCTATCCAACTATGCTCAAGGAAAAAGAACGAGAACAGAAAGTGGAAGGTAGACTATTTGGTATGAATACTACTGAGTTAAAGCAGACTATTTCTAGATATATGAAAATGGCTAAACATGTTTTATCCTACTTCTCAGGCAATTTGATGACACCAACAGATAAAGAAAGAAAAGAAAAGATGCACAGGATGGCACAACTATTACTAAGAAATGAGAACTATGCAATTATGGCTGATGTAGAAGGTCATAATCAATCAATGCAACCAGAAAATACTGAAGATCTTTTAACTTCAATAGGACTCTGTTATGGTGAGGATGACTGGTCTAAGCTGGCATATCTCTATCCAAATTTGCATGTTTTCTACCCTATGCAGCATTTAGATAGTTGCCTAGTATCAGAGGGTCAGTTAGGTGGCATAGAAGGATGGTTTAATCCTGTATGGACACTACATACATTAATAACCTGTCAATCCATATCATATCTTTCAAGTATCAATGTGATAGAAGTAGCAGTGTATTCAGATGATATAGCTTTAATAGTTAAATTAGAGAAATTTGATAATAATCTTGTCAATCAATTATTGAAAAATATGAAGGAGGTATTTTTGTCTTTTGGTATGAATTTGAAATTAATACAAACAACAATTAGTAAATTTAGGCTGACTATGCTAAGACAGCACTATATTATGGGCAATAGAGCTGATTCTACCTGCAAAAAGATGTTATCTATGAGCTCATTTAGTAGTGAACTCTTACATTTAGACGATATAGAAGTTGCTAGTGTTATGTCGGCTGCTAGTTCTGCATTAGAATTATCAAACCATGTGACTGTTCAAGTGATCCAGAAGTGGTATAGATATATCTTACTAACACTGCGTCAGCAAGTGTCAAGTCTAGCTACACCATTAGATATGGAGATATTAAACTTAATGAGCGAATCAACAAAGGTTATGTATAGGGAACAGTATCCTGACTGTAGGGATAAAGTATCAAATAATAACTGGCTATATCAAGATTTAGCATCCAAGATTAATGAAAAAGAGAATTCGTGGATAAAAGACAGAATTATAGATAGATTAAGAAAGGGCAGAATTGAATCAAAGAGTTCTATCGACATGAAATTATTTCAGCATAAAATAATAGAAAGATTGATAAGTGATGAAGGATACAGGAGAATTTTATTTTATAGAAGTTTATTTCCGTTGTCACTAGGCGGTGATGGTATGATGTCTCTTGAACAATGTGCACTAACAGGCATGAGTGATAATTTAGGGAGGTCATTGTCAACTATTCATTCTATATCTACTTATGATGAACGCGGAGGTAAGATAGCAAGAATTATGTTAGCTAATGCATTAGGTACTAGTGGTAAAGGGAAGAATTTGTGTGCAGATGACGAGGATGATGATTATGGGTTTAAATACAAGGATAAAGGCCTAAAATATTATGATTTAAGATTCAAAGGTATAAGATTGATGTCAAGTGAATGGCCAGAATCGCAGAGGGCTACTACAAGTAATGATATGATTAGACGAATGCTCCTTAGGTTATTAAAGAGGATATGTAATAATCAAGATCTTAAACAGTTGCTTAAAAATTATGATTTAGCTGACAAAAGAAAAGAGATGATCTTGGAAGAACTGAAGGATAATTTCTCACATAGGATAGCAAAATTTTATGGAGAAAATACTGTTGATCATATAGTTGATAAGTTAATAAGAAAAGTAGAAGCTACATCTAGTTTACTTAAGAGTTGTAAAGATCTATACAAAGTAATGAAAACTTGTTCAAATTTTAGATTAAGAGCTATGCGTATACTAATTACAAAGCCATTGTTCACATTTGGTGAAATAGATATTGATACTAAAATGCAAGAATATTTATTTTCTAGAAGGTCATATATGTATGGAGATATTAAATTTGTGGATGCAATTGAACCAGAGGTAAATAGCTTTATGAAGAAGTCAGATCAAACCAACTGGTTTATAACCTCTATATTGACTTCTGGGACCAAATACAATAAAGGCGTGTCAGAATACTTACCTCCGATATTTGGCAGTGAAGCATTATATAAAGGAGAGACTCATGATATAGATGAAAC